TTACTTCTTCGCCTCTGCAACCACTTTGCTACCCACGCCGCGGTTATTGTATTCCCACATGCGGTTGTAGTTAGTGTCATTCAGATTGCGTTGTATTTCGTCGTTATCATCAACGCTGCCGGTGTTACCCGCAAACGGACGATTAGAGATCACCGCATCAGCCCAGGGTTTGGCTGTGTTAAAACCTTCGTTGATGGCGCTATCACGGATCACCACCTGACCGTTGGTATTGGCATCAACATCCAGCGAGCGACCCAGTTGCGCCACGCCATCACCGGAAGCATTGAAACGGCTGTTTACGGCGAGGAAACCGTAATAGATGTTAGACAGCGTAGCCGGTGCAAACACATACGCTTCTTGCTGAGTACGTGAGTTCACCACGCGGAATTCGGTGTTATCGAACACCACTGCGCCGCGACCAGAAACGATATCCACATCCCCTTCAATGTAACTGTTGGTCACCAGAGTACGCGGCTGACGGTTGGTTTCCAGACGGTTTTGCACACCACTGTTGGTGACAAAGAAGGTATTCTGACGACCGAGAATGTTGACGTTATTGATCTGCACTTTGTCACCATCAGTACGCAGTGCCACCGCCGGATGGTTACCCGCATCTACGCTATCGCCCAGCGTGTTTTCGATGGTCAGATTTTGCAGTTGCAGGCCATTGTTTTGTGACCAGAAGACCGCAGAGCAGAGAACACCGATACTGTCGCTGCGTTTGCTCTGGCAGCTATCGTACATATACCACGCTGGTTTACCTGGCATATATTTGCCGCGCGGGTTGACGTCGTGACGCCAGTCGGCAGGGCTCATGCCCCCATCAAGGGAAAGCCCAATCTTCACATCAATCGGTTTTTCACCTGTACCGTACAGAGTAATTCCACCCGGAGCGGCAGGGACATACACCGTTCCCTGATACTCACCAGGCATCACGGCAATATACTGGCGCTTGTTGGTGCGCTTGATAATTGCCGCATCTACCGCCGCCTGAATCGTGGTATGCGTTACACCTTGAGTACCCGCCGGGCCGACAACAAAGTCAGGTTGCGCAGGCAGGGTAATCGGGGAAGGATTCCACGCTGCCGCACCTGGTGTCAGGGATGCAAAATAGTGTTGAGCATCGAAATTCTGCGCTTCTTTTGCCGACAGAATCGGGCGAGAAGAGGTACCAGGCGCGGTTTGATCAGAAGGACGTTGATCGGGCGGTGTTGAGCTACAGGCGGTCAGCGTCACGCCAAAAGCCAATGCCAGCGCCAGACGGGAAACTGAAAATGTGTTCACAGGTTGCTCCGGGCTATGAAATAGAAAAATGAATCCGTTGAAGCCTGCTTTTTTATACTAAGTTGGCATTATAAAAAAGCATTGCTTATCAATTTGTTGCAACGAACAGGTCACTATCAGTCAAAATAAAATCATTATTTGATTTCAATTTTGTCCCACTCCCTGCCTCTGTCATCACGATACTGTGATGCCATGGTGTCCGACTTATGCCCGAGAAGATGTTGAGCAAACTTATCGCTTATCTGCTTCTCATAGAGTCTTGCAGACAAACTGCGCAACTCGTGAAAGGTAGGCGGATCCCCTTCGAAGGAAAGACCTGATGCTTTTCGTGCGCGCATAAAATACCTTGATACTGTGCCGGATGAAAGCGGTTCGCGACGAGTAGATGCAATTATGGTTTCTCCGCCAAGAATCTCTTTGCATTTATCAAGTGTTTCCTTCATTGATATTCCGAGAGCATCAACATGCAATGCTGTTGGGATGGCAATTTTTACGCCTGTTTTGCTTTGCTCGACATAAAGATATCCATCTACGATATCAGACCACTTCATTTCGCATAAATCACCAACTCGCTGCCCGGTAACAACAGCCAGTTCCATTGCAAGTCTAAGCCAACATGGTGATGATTCTGCTGCTTGATAAATTTTCAGGTATTCGTCAGCCGTAAGTCTTGACCTCCTTACCTCTGATTTTGCTGCGCGAGTGGCAGCGACCGGGTTTGTTGTTATATGGCCTTCAGCTATTGCCTCTCGGAATGCATCGCTCAGTGTTGATCTGATTAACTTGGTTGATGCCGCCTTGCCCTCGTCTATGTATCCATTGAGCATTGCCGCAATTTCTTTTGTGGTGATGTCTTCAAGTGGAGCATCAGGCAGACCCCTCCTTATTGCTTTAATTTTGCTCATGTAATTTATGAGTGTCTTCTGCTTGATTCCTCTGCTGGCGAGTATTTTTTCGTAGCGATCAAGCCATGAATGTAACGTAACAGAATTATCACTGTTGATTCTCGCTGTCAGAGGCTTGTGTTTGTGTCCTGAAAATAACTCAATGTTTGCCTGTATTGCTTCAGTAATTGCTATCCTCCTGTCTCTGCCTAATCCAAACTCTTTACCCGTCCTTGGGTCCCTGTAGCAGTAATATCCATTGTTTCTTATATAAAGGTTAGGGGGTAAATCCCGGCGCTCATGACTTCGCCTTCTTCCCATTTCTGATCCTCTTCAAAAGGCTACCTGTTACTGGTCGATTTAAGTCAACCTTTACCGCTGATTCGTGGAACAGATACTCTCTTCCATCCTTAACCGGAGGAGGGAATATCCTGCATTCGCGCACCCATCGACGAACTGTTTCAAGGCTTCTTGGGCGTCGCTGGCGTGCGTTCCACTCCTGAAGTGTCAAGTACATCGCAAAGTCTCCGCAATTACACGCAAGAAAAAGCCGCATTGATGCGGCGATGGTAGGTCTGGATATCATTGAGCAATGAACAGGCCTCATCGAGTGTGAGGCTGTATGGCTCCATTATTTCACCTCTTGTTGTGACATTGTTGAAAAATGGATACCAGCTCGTTGCTGCCAGATGATCCAACCGAGAGTCATATCCCATGCCATGTATTCGTTATTGCCGTTTTTTGCTCTCCGACGATCTACTAAGTCACCGAAACGCTTTTCCATGAATAATTCATAAGCTTCGCGTTCATCTGGTTCTACTTCCAGAGATAGGAGTGCGATTTCATAAGCACGGCGCTCAATATCGTCTCGCACGTCAAGGCTGCTGATACGCTCTTTAATTTCTTTAATCAGTTCTTTGTCGGTAAAAGTGGTCATTATGCTCCAGCCTCCGGTGCTTTTGGCATTACTGCCCAGTGAGTGATATTGACGTTTTCAAGGTCCCCGACCTGAAATGTCCACTGCCATTCTCCGGTTTCTTTTTGTCCCCAGGTGTACCAGAGAGAACGCCAGCCAATTAGCCAGCCTTCTCCGTTAGCATCGAATAACAAAACACTTTCATTTGCTGGTGGCAGTTCAGTTGACACTGGTATTACTTTGTTTTCCTGTGCTGCACATTTAGCTTCAAGCGCATCGAATTTACGCACCAGGTATTCAGCATCTGTTTCATTTACTTTCAGATCTCGCGGTACACATCTCCCACGAAGAAACCCTTCCATTTCGAAAACATTCATGCGCATTTGCGTAACTCCGATAACTCGTTAAAGCGTTCCATAAACATCCCGTAGGCATGGCCCGGTGCCAGTGGAATCACGTTGAACATCTCTGTTGCCGGGATACCTTCCAGTACAGGCCAGAAAGAGCCATCATCAAGCCCGAGATCGCGGCGTTCGGTTGCCAGCATGATGAGATCGGCATATTTCACGGGCGTACTCATAACTGGGGGTAATCCGTATTTCTCACGGATTACGGAGTCTATTTTTTCTTCCATTTGTTTATAGTCAGGAAGAAGGCGTTTCAGTGGTGCGGGAATGTCCTGGCAATACGCTTCTGTTGCATCATGCATTAACGCTTCAAAAGCAAATTCCTGCGGCACCAGCTGGCTGCAAAGAACCGCATGTTGGGCGACGCTGTAGAAGTGCGAAAGATGACCGGCAAAGCGACAGATATTTGAAAGGGAAACCGCGATATCGTTAATATCGATGTCGTCTTTATTTATCCTGTCATAATAAAAATGCTTCCCGGAAAAAGTTTTAATAAATGACATTTTGTTCTCCACGTATATGCGCTGCACCGCGCTGAATTCTGGTAAAAAGAATCCCTCACCATCCGGCGATTATTGAGTAAATTACGTTTCCATAAATGCCCCGCAGGGGCATTTGCAGTAATGAAATCAGGCGGTGAAAGTACCAATAAAGGTTTCTACTTTGCTGTCCTTGAATTTCTCAACAAGCAGATCACGAAATTCGTTAGCCATTTCTTCCTGCCCCGCCTCCAGCTGAATAATGCGCAGAACCAGTACCGGACGATCGCCAGTGATAATGCTGAGGCGTAATTTAAACGGACGTTCTTTCAGACCTTCAAACGGAATGCATTTAAATTCAAATGCCACTGGCATAATGTCTTTGGTCTTCGCTTCGACAGACTCCATCAGGGAGCGTTTGCCGCTGAAGTCATTATCTTCAAAATCAGCGGTCTGGTTTGCTTCAATCGTGATTTTACGGACCGCCGCAGCCGCTTTTGTTGCCTGAATGGTGTCACCATTAGCATCAAAGCCCACAAGGTAGTCGGCCCAGTCTTCAATCCATTCTGCCAGTGATTTCTGGGAGTTACGCTCGCCATTAACAGACAACAGAGCAGAGAACGGTGCTGTCTTTTTCAGTTTGAGAGTGGCGGTGTTATCTGCGTGACCTGGTTCATCAATAGTACCCAGGTTAAGCACACTGACGGCACGCATATTATCAGCATCGATAAAGCAGCGGGTGCCTTCATCTGCAAGATCTTTAGAATAACGGGTAAAGTCATCGATGCTGGCAGTGGAAAGCGCACCACGGAAACGGAAGCGATTTAAATTAAATTTTTCCAGATCATGAATGCGGAAATTCTCAGGCAATGCCACAGCATCGGCACCAATCTTACTGATAATTTCATTAACACCCTGAGCAGAAATAAGGGCATGGATTTGATTAATTGCGGTTGCGTCTAAGTTCTGAGACATAATAAGTCCTCACTATATAAAGATATTCAGTGATGAGATAAATAATCAGTTAATTAAGAACGATATTAATGACCTGCTGCGCGGAGTTTTCCGTCAGGTTCACCGGCAAGAGTCAGTAATTGTCCCTGGTCTTCCTGCAGAATAGTCAGGCGACCACCGCGATTGACATACATCGGCGTTTCGGTGGTGTCTTCTTCGGAAATTTTCCCGCGGTTAGTCGGGCGAACATATGAGAGTTTGTGTTTGATTTTCACACGGTTCTCATCAAATGGTTCGATTTCCAGGTTGAGTGAGACCTTACCTTTGGTTTTCGTGTTCATCACACCGGAAGCGACTTCACTGAGAACTGCGCCGATTTTGGTTTCAAATACGCCGCCGTCCAGCTCCCCGATAAATGCCTGCACATCAGTACTGCGTTCGCTAGCCATTTTGCTGCTCCTCATCATATCGACCCTGCAAGGCCGATTAGTTTCTCCACAAAACAGAGAAGAACACCTGCGGTAGCAGCCGCCCGGATGGATTGGGTTATGAGCCCGTCGTCCGGTGATGCTCTTCTCTGTTTTGTAAAAAGGACGGTACCAGCCGGAAGCAAGGGTACAAACTGGTACCGCCAGGACTACACACAGCATAAAGTTGTGGTGCCGGGTGCCTCCCGGTGCCTGGCGAAGGTTGCACACCAGACGGGTGGGTATCCACAGAAGGTCGACTGTCAGCCTCAACCTTAACCCGCGTGCGCTGAGCCGCATTCACCACAACGCTAAGGATTCTCTTTGGTTGAAAATACTTAGCTGTTATGTGCCTGTCTTTTCACCACTTCAGGCTCGGTGGTATCCTTTTAAGCCCGTATACATAAAAGGAAAATCAAATGACTTTTGATGAAAAAGAACTTGATAATGCAATTAATAAAATCATCGTAACGTCGCTCTTTTTCTGTCTCAGCGACACTCAGCAGAAACAGTTCTACGAATCGGCTTTCAACATGATCGAGCGTTGTTGTTTCTGCGATGCCGACGAGTTACCTGAAAAAATCAGGAAACAGTTGGCTGATGCTCTTCGAGTGCGACTTTCTGACCAATTTTCTGAAATGTGCTCTCCGAATTTGGACAAATAGAAAAAGGCCATTTCCATTCAGGGTCTGATGGAAATACTTCAGCCTGTTCCAAAGCACGGCGTAAAGAGAACACAACTCCAGCCATAATCTGATGTTTCCCATTGGTCCAGCTATCGCCGCTCTGATCTACAGGGGCGGCTATGTCGTATGACCAAACGACTTCACAGTTATTGTTTAAAATCTGGACTTTCATTTCATACACCTGCTTTAACATGAGTGCCTGGTGGCACAACATGACTCAACGAATCATCCTGGACTTCATATGCCCCAGGCGGCTACTTCGTGGGCGTCCTGCCTGTTCGTTGTCGGTAAAATGATATTGCTACTTAAAGTTGCAAAAATCAACTACAAAAAGTAGAAGTTAAGGGCATAAAAACGCATTTTGAAATTAATTCATTGAATTTACAGGTAAAATATTTTGGGGGCTATGATCAAAAAATTATATTGTGAAGTTAGCTGAGTTGTAGAACGTGATGGATTGTTTCATTGTGGCTGAGATCAGTATGTGATCTAGTTAATCATCAAGTGGGGAGAAGTCAATCATGAGAGTATTGTTGAGTTTTTGGAGGCTAAGTGTAAAACGGTAGGGAATTTACTACTCAATGGATTGTGTGATTTAGCCTCGATAGTAAGAAAACTAGGGCAGGTCATAGTCAAAAACTTATCAAAACATAAATTTGGCGAGACCTAAAATCGCCAAGCCTGTTGCAACAGTCCATGCGATCTGTTTATTTACGGCTGATGAAATAGCGCTGTTGACTTCACTTAGGCTAGGTTTTTTTGACAACTTTTCATCTATATCTATTTGTTTTTGAAGGATAACAGCGACATCGCGTCGGGTGTCGGAGAGAGCGTTTCGCAAATCACGAATGTCAGCTCTCATCTCTGCGAGATTTGTTTTTATATCCTCAACATTCGCTTCTAACTTAGCGACTCGGGCTTCAAGCATGTCATCACCTCCGCCATCTCCACCGTGTCTTCTAATTGTGGGAAGTTCACTATTAAATGGTACTACATTATTTTGCGGCGTCGGCATTTTTTTCATCTTCCGTTTTTGCTGGGAACTTTTCATTTACCCAGTTCAAAACTGAAAACGCATTTATATGAATTTCATTTCCACAATTGTTGCATATTAGTGAAAAGTAATACTGGTTAGCAGTATCAGAATAAATGCTTTTTTCAGTAAAAACATTCACATAACTACCAAGTTTCATAGTACATGGCATGCCCACATTCGCGCTGACTTGAGGCACAGTCAATCTGTCGTGTCCACATAGTGTACATTTTAGATATATATTCTTTTCTGAGAAATAAGAGACCAACATATCCATGTTAATCTTTTCGAATCCCTGCTCACTAGCCATTATATGCCCTTAGAACTATAACCGATTGTATTTTATTGACTCATGAATCAACGCCTTGCCCATTACATAAAGCTGATCCTGCGATTTTTCATCGATGTACCATTTCTCATAGGCAGGGTTATCCGAAAGAACGGCTAGCTTGTCACCTTGCATTTGAAGACGTTTAACATGAAAAGTCTTACCGTAAACGAAAGAGTAAATTCCATCAGTCTGGAAGTGACGAACAGAAATGTCGACAAACAGTCGATCTCCGGAAACGAGAGTAGGGGACATACTATCGCCATTTACAGTCATAACCTTAATATCATCCTGAGAACGGTTACCGAAAAGAGAACGGGCATGTTCTGTTGTGAACTCAATGGCGTAGAGCACATCAACATAGTCTGAAAGCATATAGGTTCCAGGTCCTGCGCTAACGCTAAGATCTAAAACTTCTATCCTGTATACGTCGGGTTTTGTTGGATTGGGGATGCTTGCCATTTCCTTACATCCTTCTCTCTCGCCAACACCATATTCTAAATATGAAGCCGATACCCCCAGAGCCAACGCAAGTTTATTCATGACAGAGGCACGAGGCTTCGCTGCGCCGATTGTGTATCGCCGCGCCATTTCATATGTAACGCCAACAAGACTTTTGAGTTGGGTGACAGAAATTCCCTTGTTTGTCATTAACTCGTTTAGTCTCTTGGCGAAATCTGGATACTTCTGTTCTTCTACCATAGGTAGAAGATTACTCACATCACATACGCTCGTCATTTCTATTTTAAGTAGTTGCAATTCGCTACTTTAAGTAGCATTATCCCCTCTGGATTTCAGAGGAGAAAGATATGTCATCTCAAAACTACACCGAGAAAGCAGTAAAGGCTGCGGGAAAGTCTTTATCTGAAGTAGCTCGTCGCTTTGGTTTTAAATCTACTCAATCTGTCGCTAATTGGGTAATTAACAATCAAGTCCCGTCGGAACGAGTTTTACAACTTTGTGAGCTGGGGAACTGGTCCGTAACCCCCCATGAGCTGCGTCCTGATATTTATCCAAATCCAAATGATGGATTACCAGAGTGCTATTCAAAAGTTAGCGGTTCAGTTGCGTAAACGTAACCACAGAAACGAGGAGTTAACCGTGGGTAAGCATCACTGGAAAGTAGAAAAACAGCCTGAGTGGTACGTGAAAGCTGTCAGAAAAACTATCGCGGCGTTGCCGGGTGGTTACGCTGAAGCTGCTGACTGGCTGGATGTAACAGAGAACGCATTATTTAACCGCCTTCGTGCCGATGGCGATCAGATTTTCCCGCTGGGATGGGCAATGGTTTTACAGCGCGCAGCTGGCACTCACTACATTGCGGATGCTGTCGCACAGTCTGCTGGTGGGGTGTTCGTATCGCTTCCTGAAATTGAGGAAGTAGAGAACGCCGATATAAACCAGCGCCTGCTGGAAGTCATCGAACAGATCGGGAGTTACTCAAAGCAGATTCGTTCGGCAATCGAAGATGGGGTAGTGGAGCCACACGAGCAGACAGCAATTAATGATGAGTTGTATCTGTCAATTTCGAAGCTCCAGGAGCATGCAGCACTGGTCTACAAAATCTTTTGCGCTCCAGAAAAGAGTGACGCCCGCGAGTGTGCAGCTCCGGGCGTCGTGGCGTTTTGTGTCTGTGGAGAAACTAACGCATGAACAGTTTAACAACACACTACCGTCGCTCGCAACTGATTGCGCTTCCTGTACCGGGTGGAAAAGCGAAGGTGGAGTATTGCTATGCAGTAAATGTACCAGGTGACAGGGAAATTGTAACCCACAGCTTTGCAGAGTGGGCTGTGGGTGATTTCAACCGGCAGAAGGAGACAGTCCTTTGCGACAAGTTAACCGCTGGTTCAAAGATCACTACGGAGTGCCCGTCAGAGTCATTCGTTGGGAACCGGAAACACAACGGGTTATCTACCTCCGCGAAGGCTATGAGCATGAGTGCTTCAGTCCGCTCGAACAGTTTCGTCGTAAATTCAGGGAAATAGAGGTCGGTCATGAGCACTAAATTAACCGGCTATGTATGGGATGGTTGCGCAGCGTCAGGCATGAAATTATCCAGCGTGGCAATTATGGCCCGCCTGGCTGATTTCAGTAATGACGAAGGTGTGTGCTGGCCATCAATTGAAACCATTGCCCGTCAGATTGGCGCGGGGATGAGTACCGTCAGAACGGCTATCGCACGGCTGGAAGCAGAAGGCTGGTTAACGCGTAAGGCGCGTCGCCAGGGTAACCGCAATGCGTCGAATGTTTATCAGCTTAACGTTGCGAAGCTTCAGGCAGCGGCATTTTCTCAACTGTCAGATTCTGACCCGTCAAAATCTGACGCATCAAAATCTGACCCGTCAAAATTTGATGCGTCGAAATCTGGCAAAAAAGCGGGTTTTCACCCGTCAGAATCTGGCGGGGATCCGTCAGTAAAATCAAAACATGATCCGTCAGATAAAAAAACTTCTCGTCCGGACGCTTCGCAACCGGACACGCAGACGGCTGAACAGGAGTTTTTAACTCGCCATCCTGATGCGGTTGTATTCAGCCCTAAAAAGCGCCAGTGGGGAACGCAGGATGATTTGACCTGCGCACAGTGGCTCTGGAAAAAAATCATCGCCCTGTACGAGCAGGCCGCCGAATGTGACGGCGAGGTGGTTCGTCCCAAAGAACCGAACTGGACAGCCTGGGCAAACGAAATTCGCCTGATGTGTGTGCAGGATGGTCGTACTCATAAACAAATCTGCGAGATGTACAGCCGCGTCAGTCGCGATCCGTTCTGGTGCCGTAACGTGCTCAGCCCGTCGAAGCTGCGGGAAAAATGGGATGAGCTTTCCCTGCGCTTATCGCCGTCCGTCAGCACGTACACCGAAAAACGCGAAGACCCGTACTTCAAAGCCAGTTACGACAACGTGGACTACAGCCAGATCCCGGCAGGATTCAGGGGGTGAGCATGAGTCTTTTGAATGACGTTCAGAAATTCATTGAAGCCCATCCGGGCTGTACTTCCGGAGATATTGCGGATGCTTTTGCCGGTTACTCACGGCAGCGCGTTCTGCAGTCAGCAAGCAAGTTACGTCAGAGTGGGCGTGTGGCTCACCGTTGTGAAGGAGATACACGCAGACATTTCCCGCGCCTGACTGAGAGAGCGCAGGAACCGGAACCACAACCAGTTCGTGAAACCAGACCTGTGCGCAATTTCTATGTCGGCACTAACGATCCCCGTGTGATTTTGTGCCTGACCCGCCAGGCGGAAGAACTGGAGTCCAGGGGCTTATACCGTCGTGCTGCAACCGTGTGGATGGCGGCATTCCGTGAAAGCCACTCCCAGCCAGAACGAAACAATTTTCTGACGCGTCGTGAGCGGTGCTTACGGAAAAGCAGCAAGCGCGCTGCATCGGGTGAAGAGTGGTATCTGTCAGGGAATTACGTGGGGGCTTAATGAGTAATAAATATTGCCAGGCGCTGGTGGAACTGCGGAACAAACCAGCCCATGAACTGAAGGAAGTGGGCGATCAGTGGCGCACGCCGGACAACATTTTCTGGGGAATTAACACCCTGTTTGGCCCGTTTGTTCTGGATCTGTTCACTGACGGTGATAACGCCAAATGTGCCGCGTATTACACGGCGGAAGACAACGCGCTGGCGCATGACTGGTCAGAACGTCTTGCGGAGCTTAAAGGTGCTGCCTTTGGTAATCCCCCATACAGCCGCGCCAGTCAGCATGAGGGGCAATACATCACCGGCATGCGTTACATCATGAAACATGCCAGTGCCATGCGTGATAAGGGCGGGCGCTATGTTTTCCTGATCAAAGCTGCCACCAGCGAAGTGTGGTGGCCGGAAGATGCAGATCATATTGCTTTTATTCGCGGGCGTATTGGTTTTGAACTGCCTGTCTGGTTTATCCCGAAAGACGAGAAGCAGGTACCGACAGGAGCTTTTTTCGCTGGTGCTATTGCTGTTTTTGACAAGACCTGGAAGGGACCGGCAATCAGCTACATCGGGCGCGATGAACTTGAGGCATGTGGTGAGGCGTTTCTGGCGCAGGTTCGCCAGCAGGCGGAAAAACTGGTCAGGGAGATGGCGGCATGACGACGTTAACTCAATGCCAGCAGCAGGTGCTGGATATGCTGATTTCTTATCAGAAAGAACGTGGCTTCCCGCCAACCAATCAGGAGGTGGCAACCATGCTGGGATACCGTTCGGTGAATGCAGCGGTGGAGCATCTTCGCGCACTGGAGAAAAAAGGCGTCATCACGATAAAGCGTGGCGTGGCCCGGGGTATCACGCTTCATACCACAGTGAAGGACGACGACAGCGAGGCAGCCGGGATTATCCGCGCACTGCTTGCCGGTGAGGAAAACGCCAGACTGCGTGCAGCCCACTGGTTACATGAGAGGGGCCTGAAAGTATGAAGCTGATCCTGCCTTTCCCGCCCAGCGTGAACACGTACTGGCGACACCCCAACAAAGGGGCGTTTGCAGGTAAGAGCCTGATAAGCGCGGCGGGGCGCAAATTCCAGAGCGCGGCGTGTGCAGCAATAGTTGAGCAGTTACGTCGTCTGCCAAAACCAACGTCGGCACCTGCTTCAGTGGAGATCGTGTTGTTTCCTCCGGATAACCGGATCCGCGATCTGGACAACTATAACAAGGCGCTGTTTGACGCCCTGACCCACGCGGGTGTGTGGGAAGACGACAGTCAGGTGAAAAGAATGCTGGTGGAGTGGGGACCGGTTATCCCGGAAGGGAAGGTCGAGATCACTATCAGTAAGTACGAGAAAACGGCGGGTGCAGCCGCCTGATTAAGAGGAGAAACGAAGTATGAATAATCTGATGGTTATTGATGGTATTGAAGTTCGTCGTGATGCTTATGGGCGTTACAGCCTGAACGATCTGCATCGCGCAGCTGTAGCATCTGGTGCCAATGCCAGAACCAAGGAGCCAGGAAAGTTTCTTTCCAGCCAACAAACTGTTGAACTTGTTCATGAATTGACCAACACCCAGAATTTGGGTGTTGATCCGGTGAGTGTGATTCATGGGGGAAATGAACGGGGAACTTATGTCTGCAAGGAACTGGTGTATGCCTATGCAATGTGGATCAGCCCGTCATTCCATCTGAAGGTGATCCGTACTTTCGATATGGTAACCAGCACACCGGAAAAATTATCCGGGCAGGCTGCTGACAAGATGCAGGCTGGCGTGATTCTGCTGGACTTTATGCGCCGGGAGTTAAACCTGTCTAACTCTTCAGTGCTTGGTGCCTGTCAGAAACTCCAGGAGGCTGTTGGCTTACCGAATTTGGCACCGCGCTATGCCATTGATGCTCCTGCTGACGCGCCTGATGGCTCAAGCCGCCCCACGCTGTCACTGAGTGCACTGCTGAAGCAGTATGGTATCCGCCTGACAGCTAATCAGGCATATCACCAGATGGCGAAGCTGGGGATCGTTGAACAACGTGAACGATACAGCCGCACTGCGATTAACAACATCAAAAAATTCTGGTCGCTGACGGCGAAAGGCTGCATGTTCGGCAAGAACATCACCAGTCCTGCAAATCCGCGCGAGACGCAGCCGCATTTCTTCGAATCCCGATTCCCTGAGCTGTTAAAGCTGCTCGATACCGTTCATTGAGGTGACCGTGAGAGCACTACTGACCCCTGAAATAGCCCCGCGTATGGGGATCGTATTGTTCAGACCCGGTTCAGAGCTGATGCCCCTGTTTATGCAGGGGCGTGTCCTGCTGGAGCCTGAGCCGGAACGTTATTCATCTTTCGCCAGTGGTGCCGTTCCCGCGGCATCACAACCGCTGGCGCATGATCCTGCCGTTCGGGCCGTGTTCTGCAATGAGGCAGTGATCCGTCGTACTGGTGGCGTGGAATGTCTTGAAAGCTGGTTACTTCGTGAAAAGGGCTGTCAGTGGCCTCATTCCGACTGGCACAGCGAGAACATGACCACAATGCGACACGCGCCGGGCGCGATCCGTCTGTGCTGGCACTGCGATAACCAGCTGCGCGATCAGTTCACGGAACGGCTGGAATCAATGGCAACGGATAACTGTGCCCGCTGGGTGTTGTCTGTTGTGCGTCGGGATCTCGGTTTTGATGACAGTCACGTTGTGACAATGCCGGAACTGTGCTGGTGGCTGATTCGTAATGACCTGGCGGATGCCTTACCGGAAAGTGCAGCCCGTAAGGCACTGAGATTACCGAAGCCTGTTGTGCCGTCTGTCACCCGGGAAAGTGACCTTGTGCCTTCGATTCCTGCCACCAGCATCATCCATGATAAGGCGAAAAAGGTGCTGGCGCTGAAAGTGGATCCGGAGTCGCCGGAGTCTTTTATGTTACGCCCAAAACGTCGCCGCTGGGTTAATGAAAAGTACACGCGCTGGGTTAAGACACAGCCGTGTGCATGTTGTGGAAAGCCTGCTGATGATCCCCACCACCTGATAGGTCACGGTCAGGGTGGAATGGGTACAAAAGCGCATGACCTCTTTGTGTTGCCTTTGTGCAGAAAGCATCACGACGAGCTGCACGCGGATACCGTGGCATTTGAAGAAAAGTATGGCTCCCAGCTGGAGCTGATATTTCGTTTTATCGATCGTGCGCTGGCAATAGGCGTACTGGCGTAAGTGGAGAACTCTAAATGATTAATCCTTCTGAAATTGGCAAAACGGGTGAAATGGTTCGTCTTCGTACTCTGGAAAGTATCTGGGTTCAGGGTAAGCTCCGCATGTGGGGACGCTGGTCTTATATCGGCGGTGGTAGTGGTGGGAACATGTTTAACCAGCTACTGGCATCTGGAAAAATTACCAAAACGGCAATTAAAGAAGCGCTACGCCGGATGAAAAAAGCGGGTATCAGCAAACCAGAGCTGGAAGCGTTTTTCAAAGAGATTCAGGAAGGGCAGAATAAAAGCGGTCTGGCGTTCTGTACCGATGAGGAAGCGCTGACCATCAACGCTGTACTCAGCGATGTCCTTGTGCAGTCAGGACATAAGAATTTATACGCTCTTATTGAAGATCGTTATATCAAACGCCTTAGCAAAAAGGCAATGGCAAGAGACCTAAATAAAAAGCATCCTGAATGGTGTTTGCGAACCTGTGAAAGCCGGATTGATGTTTGGCTAAATGTAGCAGAATCGATGCTATACAAGCCAATGTGTGATGCATTTGGCACAAATGGCGACAGATTCCGCTTGAATAGTTGCGCGGAAAGTGCTTGAATTATGTTAAGCTCAGGGCGTTAAAGCGAACTGATGCAACAGAACAAATAAAAACCCGCCATTGTGCGGGTTTTTGCATATCTAGAGCAGACCTATAGCGCCACCGGCAATAGCAGTAAGTAAAGGATGTTCTGCTAACTTTCTTAGCAGCCCCTTTGCTTCTTCTTTCTGCTGTGGCGTACCCTGAGAGCTATTTATTAAGTTATTCAGCGTCTCGATGCTATTGGTAATCTCCTGACGGTTATGATCTCCAATCTGTACATTCCCTCCGTGAATGTTGATTTGCTGAGAAGAAATAGTTGGTTGTATCTTTTTGGGGCCAACCTTGAGTTGGAAGTGTGGGCCAAAACCGCCAATGCTAGTGTCGTAAAAATTAGCTTTATAAATTTCTTTATGTTCTTCCTTACCGTTTGGAAGGAGTCGAACAACAGTATCCCCGTCATCGATGTCGGCCATTTGGTCGTTTACGATAATTGTATCACCTGCAAACTTGGCCTTATACGGGCCGCATCTGCTGCCATCACGTTTTAAGATGTAGGCATCGTCTTTAGCTGTAAACATTTCTACTCCTGTGTAAAGTCATAGCTAGAAAACGCTGACGCTAAACATTTACCGTTAAATGACAGGGAAGTATGAGATATAGGTCAAAAAAGACAATTTAATGAAACATAAGGCCTCGCAACTAAGCGGGGCTTTTTTCATTTCAGGCTCACGGGAATCATCCGCTACGAGCTTTGGTGATAAATACAGCCCGAGAAACCTGATACACCTTTCATCATTAAGCGCCATCCGAACTATCGGAGGTGAGAGACCATGAAAATGCATAACGATCCTCATTCCTGGCCTGACTTACTTGAATTGTTTCAGAGCTGGTGGCGTGGAGACACACCGCTGGGCGCAGTGATTATGTCGATTGTTATGGCTGGTTTACGTATTGCCTATTTTGGCGGTGGTGGTGGCTGGAAGCGAAAAACACTCGAAATTCTACTCTGTGGCGCTCTGACGCTGACTTTTGCATCCGCTCTTGAGTATGTCGGATGGCCTAAATCACTATCTGTTGCCATTGGTGGTGGAGTGGGGCTGATCGGTGTCGATGCTATTCGTGGGGCTGCAATGCGAGTAATCGGTAACAAATTTGGTAGCTCGAAGGAGTAATTTATGCAGGTACTAAATCCTCAGCGTAAAGCTTTCCTGGATATGGTGGCATGGTCAGAGGGAACGGATAACGGGCGACAACCGACACATAACCACGGTTATGACGTTATTGTTGGTGGTGAACTATTCACTGATTACTCCGATCACCCTCGCAAACTTGTCACGCTAAATCCGAAACTCAAGTCAACAGCTGCAGGCCGTTATCAACTTCTTTCCCGTTGGTGGGATGCCTACCGCAAGCAGCTTGGCCTGAAAGACTTCTCTCCCAAAAGCCAGGATGCTGTGGCATTGCAGCAGATTAAAGAGCGTGGCGCTTTACCGATGATTGATCGCGGTGATATCCGTCAGGCTATCGATCGTTGCAGCAATATCTGGGCGTCGTTACCTGGTGCAGGTTACGGTCAGTATGAACATAAAATCAGTGACCTGATTTCCCGGTTTAAAGAGGCAGGTGGGGTGGTAAATGAAGTTGAGCTATAAGCTGGTTATCGCTGCATTCTTCTTTACTGTCATTGGTTCTTTCATCTGGTCTGCCAACCACTACTACAGCAAATATCAGCACGAAAAGAAACGTGCTGATGAGGCTGTACAAAATGCTGAATCTGCAACAGCCATTACCCGTAACGTCCTGCAATCACTGCAACTCGTCAATACAGTTATAGAGGTTAACCAGCATGCAAAACAGCAGATCGCACTGGAGTCACAGAGAACCCAGAAAGATATCAAAGTGGCTGTTGCGGATGATGATTGTGCTGCAGGCCTTGTGCCTGCTGCCGCTGCTGAGCGGTTGCGGAAGTACGCGAACAGTTTACGTGAGCATTCCGGTGGTTCCGTTACCAGCCACCCTGACGGCTGAAACGCCTTATCCTGACATTCCGGATAATATGACATGGGGTAATAGTCTTAATTTAAATGTCAGTCTGCTATCGGCACTTGGCCAGTGCAATCGGGATAAGGCTGATATCAGGCAGGCTGAGAAAAAAAGAGCGGGCTTCTAAGCCCGCATTATGGTGAATATTATGATTTTAAAGTACCCACCAGCGGATCGATTCCGTGGGTATGGTTGCAGCCTCGACTTGATGAACAATTCCCAACTCGGAGGCCCTTCCGGGATGAAGGATGGTTGCCGAAGTGATCAAATCCTTCCAATCAGCAATCTCACTTGGATTTTTCTTTTTTGTTTCAATATCCATGATTTGAATAAATCGATTTAGATCGTCATCGAGGCATGAAGCCCATTCTCTCAATCGTAGGTGATCTGCGCTGGGTGCGGCGAACCCCCAATGCAGTGGGTGAAGAAGGAAGCGAGAAAGTGGGTTGGCAGTTCGCACTTCTCCAGCCATATAGATCACGTTTGCGATTGATTCAACATTACTGAGGTTATGCGTAGTAACCTTTACACCAAGTGACTTTAAAAAATTGTAAGCAGTAAAGCCTGAAACTGTATCTCCACCTTTGCTGGAAATATAGAGCTTAATTTCTGTTGCTGGTTGATTAGTATTTGAAACTGCTTTTAAGCAGACATCCATCAGATTAGTTACAGAGGCAACTGTAACATCTGTCAAAAAATGTACCGTATGGATCATTTTTACTCCTCAATGGCAGGTCGCTAATGCAACAGGAAATGCAAATAATCGAATGTTATTAGAGCATCAAAGTAGAGCCTAGCTCTGTGGCGTGCTTAAGCATTTTGCTTCGTAATGTACCCTCATGGAAAACATAGCGAATAACATAATGAGCTTATCGCGTAAGCTTGTAGAGGATCCCGTGAAACTTACAACCCTAGTTTCTGCTCCGTAAACCCCAAGCTTAAAATCTCTAATGGGGGTCAAGCTATCAGGGTAACCGTGCTCCATTAGACTTGTTAAGGAGTCAATCTCACTGTTAGTGATGTCAGAGTTGTTAATTTGATGTGAACGTTTGTTTCTGAAGTTGTTGAACCTTCGAATAAATTTGTTTAGCTCTGAGCTCATCCCATAGTTCATCGCAAGCTGAGCTTTAATGGCAAAATCCATGTTGATATTTTCGCCAAAACCGCTGAAGAAATCCCTGTTACCAGAGGCACAGATAATCCAAGCTTCCAAGATTTGTTCAATCAAAAGGTGAGTGCGGAGATAGATACCAATGTCATCTTGGGACCGAACTATAGTCATTATTCTATCGGGTTGATGGGATGCTAAAGTCAACTCTTCAAAATGAGTAAAATCAAACATATTGATTCCTTGTAGAGGCTATTTTGTTGCTAATATCTTGTAAATTTGAACGTTTACTATCGATTTGTCTAACAAAAAAATCCTGAGGTTTTTATGGCAAAACCGTAGTGGAATACGCTTCGATTCTGAAAAGGATGCCACATATCGCACGTGAACCAACCAAGAGTATTATGCAATGCCCTCACGAACCCCAAAAGCCTGCCGTGTTCGCGGCTGCCGCTCTACAACCACAGACCCTTCAGGCTACTGCGAAAGCCACAAAAGCGAAGGCTGGAAGCAATACAAACCTGGACAATCCCGTCATCAGCGCGGCTACGGTTCGAAGTGGGACAGTATTCGCGCGCGTGTCCTGAAGCGTGACAAAGGCCTGTGTCAGTTATGTCTGCGTGCTGATGTGGTGCGTGAGGCGAAGACCGTTGACCACATCATCCCTAAATCGCATGGCGGCACTGATGTCGACAGTAATCTGCAGAGTTTGTGCTGGCCGTGTCATAAGGCGAAGACGGCCCGTGAACGGTTGAAGTGATAATAATTCTCAACTGCCTGAGGGGAGGGGCGGGTCAAATCCCTGCGGCCTGACGTCTTCCGGACTGCCCGCCCCATCGTTTTTTTATACCCGCGAAAAATGAAATTTAACCAGGAGTGCCGCATATGGCTGGAACGGCGGGGCGTTCCGGGCGTCGCCCCAAGCCAACGGCGCGCAAGGCGCTGGCCGGAAACCCCGGCAAGCGAGCCCTGAATAAAGATGAACCTGTTTTTACGCCCATCAAAGGTGTTGAGCCACCGGAGTGGTTCGCTGAAGAAGATCTCCCTCTCGCTACGATCATGTGGCAACTGACAACTAAAGAACTCTGCGGTCAGGGCCTGCTGTGCGTGACTGACCTTGCGGTGCTTGAGCGGTGGTGCGTGGCCTACGAGTTCTGGCGACGTGCCGTGAAAAATATTGCCAGACAGGGCAACACCATCACCGGTGCAATGGGCGGTATGGTCAAAAATCCGGAGCTGACTGCCAAAAAAGAACAGGAGTCCGAGATGAGCAGTACGGGGGCAATGCTCGGACTCGACCCCAGCAGCCGCCAGCGTCTGATTGGCCTGGCGGGGAAGAAGAAAGCCACTAACCCGTTTCTGAAAATCATCGAATCATGAGCCGGAAATCTTACCCCAACGTAAATGCTGCAAATCAGTATGCCCGGGATGTCGTCCGCGGAAAGATTGTTGCCTGCCAGTTTGTGATTCAGGCCTGCCAGCGCCATCTTGATGACCTGATGGCGGAAAAAAGTAAGTCGTTTCGTTACCGCTTCGACAAGGACCTGGCTGAACGGGCCGCGAAATTTATTCAGCTGTTGCCGCACACCAAGGGGGAGTGGGCATTCAAACGGATGCCCATCACGCTGGAGCCGTGGCAGCTATTTGTGATCTGCTGTGCGTTTGGCTGGGTCAATAAAGGCACCCGGTTGCGCCGCTTCCGGGAGGTGTACACCGAAATCCCCCGTAAGAACGGCAAATCAGCAATCTCTGCCGGTGTTGCCCTGTATTGTTTTGCCTGTGATAACGAGTTTGGCGCGGAAGTGTATTCCGGTGCCACGACAGAGAAACAGGCGTGGGAAGTCTTTCGCCCGGCGCGACTGATGTGTAAACGCACACCCATGCTGACGGAAGCGTTCGGGATTGAGGTTAACGCCTCAAACATGAACCGTCCGGAGGATGGCGCGCGGTTTGAACCGCTGATCGGCAACCCAGGTGATGGTTCATCACCCCACTGTGCCGTGGTTGATGAATATCACGAGCATGCCACCGATGCGCTTTATACCACAATGCTTACCGGGATGGGGGCGCGACGTCAGCCACTGATGTGGGCCATCACCACCGCCGGGTACAACATTGAGGGGCCGTGCTACGACAAGCGGCGGGAAGTCATCGAGATGCTCAACGGCTCGGTGCCTAACGATGAACTGTTCGGGATCATCTATACCGTTGATGAAGGTGACGACTGGACCGACCCGCAGGTGCTGGAAAAAGCCAATCCAAATATTGGCGTGTCGGTTTATCGCGAATTTTTGTTAAGTCAGCAGCAGCGTGCGAAAAATAACGCCCGTCTGGCAAACGTCTTTAAAACAAAACACCTCAATATCTGGGTGTCGGCGCGTTCGGCGTATTTCAACCTGGTGAGCTGGCAGAGCTGCGAGGATAAATCACTGACTCTTGAGCAGTTCGAGGGGCAGCCGTGCATTCTGGCCTTTGACCTGGCGCGTAAGCTGGATATGAACAGCATGGCGCGACTTTATACCCGCGAGATTGACGGTAAAACGCATTACTACAGTGTGGCCCCGCGTTTCTGGGTACCGTATGACACGGTGTACAGCGTCGAGAAAAATGAAGATCGCCGGACAGCCGAACGCTTTCAGAAATGGGTGGAAATGGGCGTTCTGACCGTTACCGATGGTGCAGAGGTGGATTATCGCTACATCCTCGAAGAGGCCAAAGCGGCGAACAAAATCAGCCCGGTCAGTGAGTCACCCATCGACCCTTTCGGAGCGACCGGGCTGTCACATGACCTTGCTGATGAAGACCTGAATCCCGTTACTATCGTCCAGAACTTCGCCAATATGTCCGACCCGATGAAAGAGCTGGAGGCAGCGATTGAATCGGGACGCTTTCATCATGACGGCAATCCCATCATGACCTGGTGTATCGGCAATGTGGTCGGCAAAAACATGCCAGGTAACGATGATTTAGTGAAGCCCGTCAAAGAGCAGGCGGAAAACAAAATCGATGGTGCAGTTGCGCTGATTATGGCGGTTGGCAGAGCCATGCTGTACGAGAAAGAAGACACGCTGTCTGACCACATTGAGTCCTATGGGATCCGCTCGCTTTAACTGAGGTAATTATGATCATGCTGATTCTCGCGCCTCTGGTGGGCGTGCTGGGGGCGCTTTTGCTGGCGTATGGTGCCTGGCTGATTTATCCCCCGGCGGGGTTTGTTGTTGCCGGGGCGTTGTGTCTGTTCTGGTCGTGGCTGGTGGCGCGATATCTCGACCGTACACAGTCGTCTGTCGGCGGAGGTAAATAGTGTTCTTTTCGGGATTATTTCAACGAAAAAGTGACGCACCGGTGACCACGCCAGCAGAGCTGGCGGATGTTATCGGGTTGTCCTACGACACCTATACCGGAAAGCAGATCAGCAGCCAGCGGGCCATGCGACTGACGGCGGTTTTTTCCTGTGTCAGGGTGCTGGCGGAGTCGGTCGGGATGTTGCCCTGCAACCTGTATCACCTGAACGGCAGTCTGAAGCAGAGAGCCGCTGGCGAACGTCTGCATAAGCTGATCTCCACGCATCCCAATGGCTATATGACGCCGCAGGAGTTCTGGGAGCTGGTGGTCACCTGTCTGTGCCTGCGGGGAAACTTTTACGCCTACAAAGTGAAAGCATTTGGCGAAGTGGCTGAACTGCTGCCCGTCGATCCCGGCTGTGTGGTACCGAAGCTTAACAGTAGCTGGGAGCCGGTCTATCAGGTCACATTCCCGGATGGCTCCACGGATGTACTGAGCCAGGAGGATATCTGGCATGTGCGCACGCTGACGCTGGACGGACTGGTGGGGCTGAATCCCATCGCCTATGCCCGCGAGGCAATATCGCTGGCGGCAGCGACCGAAGAGCACGGGGCCAGACTGTTTAGCAATGGCGCGGTGACGTCGGGTGTGTTGCGTACAGAGCAGACGCTGTCAGATCAGGCTTATGAGCGCCTGAAGAAAGATTTTGAGGAGCGTCACACCGGGCTTGGCAATGCTCACCGCCCGATGATCCTTGAGATGGGGCTGGACTGGAAGTCGATGGCGCTGAACGCCGAGGACAGCCAGTTCCTGGAAACCCGCAAGTTTCAGCTTGAAGAAATCTGTCGTCTGTTCCGGGTGCCGTTGCACATGGTGCAGAACACCGATCGCGCCACCTTCAACAATATCGAAGAGCTGGGGCTGGGATTTATCAACTATTCACTGGTGCCGTATCTGACCCGCATCGAACAGCGGATCAACACCGGACTGGTACGAAAAAGTAAGCAGGGCGTTTATTACGCCAAATTTAACGCCGGGGCGTTACTGCGCGGGGATATGAAGTCCCGTTTTGAAGCCTACGCCACCGGGATCAACTGGGGAATTTACTCTCCCAATGACTGCCGCGACCTGGAAGATATGAATCCACGACCCGGTGGTGATGTCTATCTCACACCGATGAACATGACCACGAAACCCTCCGATGGCAGTAAAGCCGGTAAGCAGAAGGATAACGCCAATGCAGACGAAACAACGTCTTGATGTACCGCTGAGTCTGAAATCTGTCAGTGACTCCGGTGAGTTTGAAGGGTATGGCTCCGTCTTTGGTGTAAAGGACAGCCACGATGATGTGGTGATGTCCGGGGCATTTGCTGCTTCCCTGCGGGCGTGGAGTGACAGAAAAGCGTTACCTGCGCTGCTCTGGCAGCACCGCATGGATGAACCCATCGGTGTTTACACCGAAATGAAGGAAGACGATGTCGGGCTTTACGTCAGGGGACGGTTGCTTATTGATGATGATCCCCTCGCAAAACGCGCACATGCACACATGAAGGCCGGTTCGTTAACCGGCCTTTCTATTGGGTACGTCCTGAAAGACTGGGAATACGACCGGAGCAAAGAAGCCTTTCTGCTGAAAGAAATCGACCTCTGGGAAGTCAGCCTGGTGACGTTCCCGTCTAACGACGAGGCGCGGATCAGCGACGTCAAGAACGCACTGGCCCGCGGGGAAATCCCCGAACAGAAAAAAATCGAAAGAGTCCTGCGTGATGTCGGACTCTCCCGTACCCAGGCCAAAGCATTCATGGCCGGGGGCTATGGCGCACTGTCCCTGCGCGACGCTGAGGATGTGGGCTCTGCACTGAATGCACTGAAAAATCTGAACTTCTAATCAGGAGAAATACGATGGCGGTTGATATTAAAGATGTCGAACAGGTCGCGCAGGAGCTGCAGCAGAAGTTTGACGACTTCAAAGCAAAGAACGACAAGCGCGTGGATGCGATTGAGCAGGAAAAAGGCAAGCTTGCCGGGCAGGTGGAAACCCTGAACGGGAAACTCAGCGAGCTGGAAAATCTCAAAAGCGACCTTGAAAAAGAGCTGCTTGAGCTGAAACGTCCGGCAGGTGGAGCGCAAAATAAACTGGCCACCGAGCATAAAGAGGCGTTTGTGGGCTTCCTGCGTAAAGGCCGTGAAGACGGTCTGCGCGATCTGGAGCGTAAGGCATTGCAGGTGGGTACCGATGAAGACGGTGGCTACGCCGTGCCGGAAGAACTGGATCGCAACATTCTTAACCTGCTGAAAGATGAAGTGGTGATGCGTCAGGAAGCCACGGTGATCACCGTTGGCGGTTCCGACTACAAAAAACTGGTGAATCTGGGCGGTACGGCTTCCGGATGGGTGGGGGAAACGGATACGCGATCCCAGACTGCCACCTCCAGACTGGAGCTGATTGAACCTCTCATGGGGGAAATCTACGGCAACCCGCAGGCTACCCAGAAAATGCTGGACGATGCCTTCTTCAACGTGGAGGCCTGGATCAACAGCGAGCTGGCAACCGAATTTGCCGAACAGGAAGAAATTGCCTTTACCTCAGGCAATGGCACCAAGAAGCCGAAAGGGTTCCTGGCGTATGAATCCACTGATGAAACCGACAAGGTCCGGGCGTTCGGCAAACTTCAGCATATTGTATCCGGCGAAGCGACCGCGGTGACCGCAGACGCCATTATCAAACTGATTTACACGCTGCGTAAGGCACACCGCACTGGCGCGAAGTTCATGATGAACAACAACAGCCTGTTTGCCATACGTCTGCTGAAAGACACCGAGGGTAACTATCTGTGGCGTCCGGGGCTGGAACTGGGGCAGCCGTCCTCTCTGGCGGGTTACGGTATCGCTGAAAACGAACAGATGCCGGATATCGCCGCTGATGCGAAAGCCATTGCATTTGGTAACTTCAAACGGGGTTACACCATCGTTGACCGTATCGGCACCCGCATTCTGCGTGACCCGTACACCAATAAACCGTTTGTCGGTTTTTATACCACCAAGCGCACCGGCGGGATGCTGGTCGATTCGCAGGCCATCAAACTGCTGAAGATTGCAGCGGCGTAATCACTCAGGGGCGCGGAACCGCGCCCCCTGTTCTGACGGGTGAAGAATCATGATCCTGAAACAAGATCTGAAATGGTCACCGGACGGTATGCGTGTTGAGGTCATTCGGGCCGGTGAGTATGACGACGGGGCGCTTCCTGCCCGGGTGCAGGAGATTGCACTTCAGGCCGGGTTAGCAGAGCGCGGAATCAGTGCAAAAAGCAGTAAAGCGGCAAAAGAGAAAAAAGCCACGACCAGTAAAGAGGGCTGAGTATGCTTCTGACAATGGAAGAGATTAAAGCCCAACTCCGGCTGGATGAGGATTTCGATGCTGATGACCGCCATCTGCAACTGCTGGCCTGTGCGGCACAAAAGCGGACGGAAACGTATCTGAACCGGAAGCTCTATGCACCGGATGAAACCATTCCGGACAGCGATCCGGACGGGCTGCACCTGCCGGATGATATTCGTCTGGGGATGCTGATGCTTATCAGCCATTTTTACGAAAACCGCTCGTCGGTTACGGAAGTGGAGAAACTCGACATGCCGCAGAGTTTTGGCTGGCTTGTCGGCCCGTACAGGTACTTTCCGCAATGAAAATTCGTCAGGCGCAGACCAGCGCAACCTACATTCTGCCGGACCCCGGTGAACTGAATAAACGCGTCCTGATCCGCCAGCGGGTGGATATGCCCGCGGATAACTTTGGCGTGGAGCCTCAATACCCGGTTACGTTCCGGACATGGGCGAAGGTTATCCAGACCAGTGCCACCACCTGGCAGGAAACCGCGCAGACCGGGGACGCCATCACCCATTACATCACCATTCGTTACCGCCGGGGGATCACTGCTGATTATGAGGTGGTCTGTGATGACAGTGTGTACCGGGTGAAACGTCAGCGTGATCTGAACGGGGCGCGGCGCTTTCTGCTGCTGGAGTGTACGGAGCTGGGCGAATGTAGGCAGAGTCACGGAGGCAGCAATGGCGACTCCCTTTTTTCACGTTGATGTTCAGCAGCCCGCCGAGATGCGCTTTAACCGCGCCCGTGTCCGGAGGGCGTTTGTCACGATTGGGCAGCGTCATATGCGTGATGCCCGTCGGCTGGTGATGCGCCGTGCGCGGTCGGCACCGGGTGAAAACCCCGGTTATCAGACCGGACGCCTGGCTCGTTCGATTGGTTATATGGTGCCGAGAGTCAGTAAAAAGCGAGCCGGTTTTATGACACGCATTGCACCTAACCAGCGCAACGGGAAGGGGAACCGGATGATCTCTGGTGACTTCTATCCGGCGTTTCTGTTTTTTGGTGTCCGGGGAGGAGCAAAACGTCGTCGTAGTCATCATCGTGGTGCATCCGGTGGCAGCGGCTGGCGACTGGCTCCACGTAATAACTTCATGGTGGAAACTCTTGAAAAGAACCGCAGCTGGACACGCTATTTTCTGGCGCGGGAATTGCGTAAATCACTGAAGCCGGAGAGACGACACAGATGAAACTGACGCCTGTTATTGCTGCGCTGCGTGCCCGCTGCCCGTATTTTGAAAACCGGGTGGCAGGCGCGGCACAGTTCAAAAATCTGCCGGAGGTCGGAAAGCTGAGACTCCCGGCGGCGTATGTGGTACCGGGTGATGACTCTCCGGGAGAAAACAAAAGCCAGACCGACTACTGGCAGGAGCTGAAAGAGGGCTTCTCCGTGGTTGTCATACTGAGTAACGGGCGTGATGAGCGCGGTCAGTTTGCCTCGTATGATGTGGTGGACGATGTCCGGCAGATGCTCTTTAAGGCCCTGCTGGGCTGGAACCCGGAAGCGTGCGGTAACCCGATTACCTATGACGGCGGCACGCTGCTGGATCTGAATCGTCATGAGCTGATTTATCAGTTCGATTTTTCGGTCATCAGCGAGCTGACTGAAGACGATACCCGCCAGCAGGATGATCTGAACAGTCTGGATGAACTGCAAACGCTGGCGATTGATGTTGATTATCTCGAGCCCGGTAACGGGCCTGACGGCGATATCGAACATCACACCGAAATAACCCTTCCTTCCTGAGAATCTTCATGTTTGTGAAACCTGTTAAAGGGCGGTCAGTGCCTGACCCTGCCCGCGGTGACCTTTTGCCCGTCGAAGGGCGAAATGTTGACGAGAACAACTACTGGCTGCGCCGTGAAGCAGCGGGTGATATCCGGCGCGTGAATAAAAAGGTGAACACCGATGACGATAAGCTTTAACACCATTCCGTCGAATACGCTGGTTCCGCTGTTTTATGCGGAAATGGATAACCAGGCGGCGAATACTGCACAGGACAGCGGAGCATCGCTGCTGATTGGTCATGCCAATAACGGTGCAGAGATTGTTGCCAACAGTCTGGTACTGATGTCGTCGGCAGACTATGCACGCCAGATTTGTGGTGCGGGAAGTCAGCTGGCGCGTATGGTCGAGGCTTATCGCCAGACTGACCCGTTTGGCGAGCTGTATGTGATTGCCGTTCCTGAATCCACAGGCGCGGCGGCAACGGTTACGCTGACGGTGACCGGGGCGGCAACCGAAACCGGCACGGTGAATGTGTATGTGGGACGTACCCGCGTGCAGGCACCGGTGACTAACGGCGATAACGTCACGATGATTGTCAGCAGTATCCAGGATGCCATCAATGCCGTTCCGACCCTGCCGTTTACGGCTTCATCTTCGGCAGGCGTGGTCACACTGACCGCGCGTCATAAGGGGCTTTGCGGGAATGAAATTCCTGTCAGCCTCAATTACTACGGCTTTGGTGGGGGCGAAGTGCTGCCAGCGGGCGTACAGATTGCCGTGGCGACGGGTACCGCCGGAACGGGTGCTCCGGTTCTCACCGGCGCGGTGGCTGCAATGGCGGATGAGCCGTTTGATTATATCGGCCTGCCGTTCAACGACACGGCCTCCGTTAACACGCTGGTGACCGAGATGAACGATACCAGCGGTCGCTGGAGCTATGCGCGTCAGCTGTACGGTCATGTGTATACGGCAAAGATCGGCACGCTGTCAGAACTGGTGACCGCTGGTGACCAGTTTAACCAGCAGCACATTACCCTGGCGGGGTACGAAAAAGAGACCCAGACGCCTGCCGACGAGCTGGCGGCAAGCCGTACCGCCCGCGCAGCGGTGTTTATCCGCAACGATCCGGCACGTCCCACGCAGACCGGTGAGCTGGTGGGTATGCTGCCTGCGCCGAAGGGGAAACGGTTCACGATGACCGAGCAGCAGACCCTGTTGTCTCATGGCGTGGCAACGGCGTATGTCGAAAGCGGGGTGCTGCGCATTCAGCGTGATGTCACCACGTACAGGAAAAATTCTTACGGGGTTGCGGATAACAGCTACCTCGACAGCGAGACGCTGCATACCAGTGCGTATGTACTGCGCAAACTGAAATCCGTCATTACCAGTAAGTACGGGCGTCACAAGCTTGCCAGCGACGGTACCCGCTTTGGTCCCGGTCAGGCGATTGTCACCCCGGCGGTAATCAAAGGGGAACTGCTGGCAACCTACCGTCAGCTTGAGCGTGCGGGGATCGTGGAAAACTACGAACTGTTTAAGCAGTACCTGGTTGTGGAGCGTGATGCCAGCGATCCGAACCGCCTGAACACGCTGTTCCCGCCTGACTATGTTAACCAGTTGCGTGTTTTTGCCGTGGTTAACCAGTTCCGTCTTCAGTATTCAGAGGAGTCTGCATAATGGCCCGTATCGGGGGAACCTGTTATTTCAAAATTGACGGTCAGCAGCTATCGCTGACCGGCGGCATTGAGGTGCCCATGAACAGGACGGTCAATGATGACATCATCGGCCTGGACGGTTCAGTGGACCGCAAGGAAACTCACCGTGCGCCTTATGTCAAAGGGACCTTCAAGGTGCCGAAGAATTTTCCGGTGAGCAAAATCACCTCGTCTGATGAGATGACCATCACTGCTGAGCTGGCGAACGGTCAGGTCTATGTATTGTCGTCAGCCTGGCTGCACGGCGAAGCGAACCATAATGCCGAAGAAGGCACGGTTGATCTTGAGTTCCACGGTGAAGAAGGGGATTACCAGTAATGAAAGAGCTTGAGTTAAAGAAACCGATTACCGCTCATGGCGAGACACTCTCCGTACTGGAGTTTGATGAGCCCACCGGGAAAGATGTCCGCGAGCTGGGGTATCCCTACCAGATGAATCAGGATGAGTCCGTCAGACTTCTGGCGCATGTTGTATCGAAATACATTGTGCGGCTGGCGAAAGTGCCGCAAAGCTCTGTCGACCAGATGTCTCCGGCAGACCTGAATGCAGCGGCGTGGCTTGTGGCTGGTTTTTTCCTCCAGGCCTGACGGCTGAATACCTCACTGATCGCTTCTTTGACTGCGCCAGCTACTGGCGCATTAATCCCTTCGAATTGCTGAATATGCCGATCAGTGAAATTCCCTTGCTGGTCAGTCAGGCAAACAGGATAGAGCAGGAGAAACGCGCACATGGCGGAATTTGAGCTTAAGGCGTTGATCACCGGTGTCGACAGGCTTTCTCCCGCGCTGTCGAAAATGCAAAAGAAAATCCGGGGATTTAAACGCCAGGCGGAAGAAGCGTCACAGGGTGGGCTGGCGCTTGGAGGCGGACTGGCAGCGGGTCTGACGCTTTCCCTGAAATCTTATGCCGATCAGGAAAACGCCGCCACCGGGCTGAAAGTCGCCATGATGGATGCGAACGGCGAGGTTGGAAAGAGCTTTCAGGACATCAATAAACTGGCTATTGGCCTGGGTAATCAGCTACCCGGTACAACGGCTGATTTCCAGAACATGATGCAGATGCTGGTGCGTCAGGGGATCCCGGCAGAAAACATTCTTGGCGGTGTGGGTAAAGCGACAGCTTATCTTGCGGTACAACTGAAAAAAACACCGGAAGCGGCTGCCGAGTTTGCCGCAAAGATGCAGGATGCTACCGGAACGGCGTCAAAAGACATGATGGGGCTGTTCGACACTATCCAGAAGGCGTTTTATCTGGGCGTTGACGATACCAACATGTTGTCCTTCTTCACTAAAACCAGCTCTGTTCTGAAGATGGTGAACAAGGACGGTCTTCAGGCTGCACAGAGCCTTGCCCCCATCAGCGTCATGATGGATCAGATGGGGATGAACGGGGAGTCGGCAGGTAACGCCCTGCGAAAAGTTATCCAGTCCGGATTAAGCGTTAAGAAAATCAGGGACGTCAATAAAATCATGGCCCGCCAGAAACTCGGGGTACAGCTCGATTTTACTGACGGCAAAGGGAGTTTTGGCGGTCTTGATAACATGTTCAGGCAACTGGCAAAGCTGCGAAAACTGACCGACGTTAAGCGAACAGGCGTACTTAAGGCAATATTTGGTGATGATGCCGAAACCCTTCAGGTGGTCAATGCACTAATCGATAAAGGAAAGGATGGCTACGATCAGATCCAGCAGAAGATGAATAAACAGGCCAGCCTGAATAAACGTGTTCAGGCTCAGCTTGGTACGCTGTCCAACCTGTGGGAGGCAATGACGGGGACCGCAACTAACGGTCTTGCAGCTATTGGCGGCGCATTTTCTGGTGACGCCAAAAATATCACGCAGTGGCTGGGGGAGTTGGGGGAGAAATTCACGAAGTTTGCGGATGAAAATCCCCGGGTTATTCGCGGCGTCGTCGGGCTTGCTGCCGGTCTTGCGATTCTGAAACTGGGATTGATGGGCGTTGGCGGTGCCATCAGTATTGTCAGCAGGATCATGTCGATGACGCCGATTGGCATGATTGCGACGGCGATAGCCCTGGCTGCGGGATTAATTATCACTAACTGGGATGTTGTCGGACCTTATTTTAAGAAACTCTGGGAAACCATTGGTCCTTATTTTGAGGCTGGCTGGGAACTCCTTAAGAAAGTTTTTGCCTGGTCGCCGCTGGGGATGGTGATCAATAACTGGGGACCGGTTGTTAAGTGGTTTCAGGATATGTGGGACAAGCTGAAGCCAATTATTGAGTGGTTTACCGACAGTTCCGGTGACACGGTCGATGCCATTAACTCTGCGCAGTGGGGCGCGGGTGCTTATGATGCTTATGGGACGGGAATACCGGCGCGGGGATACACACCTTATCCGGCGGTGGATCCGGCTCAGTCAAACAACGCCTCCGATGCCACAGGCCCGAATCCCTTCATGATTAACAAAGCTTCTGCGCCAAAAGTTGATGGCGAGATCAAGGTTTCATTTATGAATATGCCACCAGGTATGCGGGTTACGGAAACACGTTCCAGTGGCATTGATATTAATCACGATGTTGGGTACACCAGATTTAGGTAAAGACGAACAGGGAGGGCCGCCCTCCCTGAACTTACTGTGCGAACACGCAATTTCGGCCTGATGGGGAGCCGACAATTCTGGACATTTTTCCGCAAATAACAGTTACTTGTTCTCCTTTTTTAAGAGCAGCAGCTGTTGATTTTTCAGAGTCTTGCATCTCCATTCTTGCTGGCATGAATTCATTTTCAGTTCTGAATTTAATAATTATAGAGTCAGTAAAGTCCTTATCAATGGATTGTACGATACCTCTAACGGCGATTAATTTACCTTTTAACTGTTCATCGGTAGCGACTTCATTTTCTTCATACTCTTTAAACAGCTGTCGAGCAGTAGTGTTGTAGATTTCTTTTTGCGGTGCCGCAGCTTCCGTATCGGATGAGTATGAAGAATTAGAGCCTTTATCGTTACCAGTAAATATTACTACTGATAATAAATATGGGACTTATATGACGTGGAAAGACAGACTTCAGGACGCGTCATTTCGCGGCGTGCCGTTTAAGGTTGAAGAAGAAAGTGCGGGAACCGGTCGCCGTGTGGAAACACATGAATACCCGAACCGCGACAAACCCTATACCGAAGACCTGGGGAAAATCACTTTTCGCCCGTCCATCACGGCTTATGTGGTGGGAGATGACTGCTTTGACCAGCGCGATCGCCTGATTGACGCGCTGAATAAACCCGGTCCCGGCACGCTTGTCCATCCGACATACGGTGAGCTGAAAGTCTGTGTTGACGGAGAAGTTCGGGTCAGCACATCGAAGAGTGAAGGGCGTATTGTCCGCTTTGACCTGAAGTTTGTCGAAGCGGGAGAACTCTCTTACCCCACTTCAGGTGCGGCGACGGCGCAGACGCTGATGTCATCCTGTTCTGCACTGGATGACTGCATCAGTGACAGCTTCAGAGGTTTCAGTATCGATGGCGTGGCGGATTTCGTGCAGAACGACGTCGTCGGTAATGTCAGCACAATGCTTGGGTATGTTTCTGATGCGATGAAAGTGGTGGATTCTGCCGTATCGGATGCTGCCAGGCTGTTGCAGGGGGATATCTCGGTACTTCTGCCGCCACCATCGTCAGGCAAAAATCTCGTTGAGCAGGTGCAGAAAATGTGGCGTACCGGGAAACGCCTTTATGGTAACGCCAGCGACCTGGTCACCATGATCAAAACGCTTTCCGGTGTCAGCCTCGGCAGCGATCTGCAACCGCGCGGCGTCTGGAAAACGGACAGTAAAACCACCGCCACGGCTACGCAGCAGCGTAACGTGGTTGCCAGCACCCTTCGTACGACCGCAATCAGCGAAGCGGCGTATGCCGTCACCCGATTGCCTGCGCCAACAACTTCCGCGGTGATGCAGAATGCCGCAGTGGGGCAGGCAACAACACCTGCGCAGAGCACTGGCTGGCCTTCCGTCACGCATCCGGCACTGAACAATGCACCGACGGTGAAAAACACAGTTGACCTGCCGACGTGGGAAGAACTGACTGACATTCGCGACACACTGAATACGGCAATTGATAAGGAGTTGTCCCGTACAACCAGTGATGCGCTGTTTCTGGCGCTGCGCCGGGTGAAAGCAGATCTGAATGCGGATATCAACACGCGCCTTGAACAGTCTGCACGGATCATTCAGCGCACGCCGGATGAGGTTTTACCCGCGCTGGTGCTGGCGGCGACCTGGTTTGATAACGCGGCGCGTGACGCGGACATTATCCGGCGTAATGCCATTACGCATCCCGGATTTGTGCCGGTGATCCCTCTGAAGGTGCCAGTGTAATGAACGATAACGTCACGCTACGGGTAAATGGCCGGGAGTGGAATGGCTGGACATCGGTGCGCATCGGTGCCGGTGTTGAACGACTGGCGCGGGATTTCAGTGTGGAGATCACTCGCCAGTGGCCGGGAGATGAGGGTATCACCACGCTTCAGCCGCGCATTAAAAACGGTTCAAAAGTGGAAGTGCTGATTGGTGATGAGCTGGTGATCACCGGCTGGGTGGAGGCGACTCCCGTTCGTTACGATGCCCGTTCGGTCAGCACCGGTATTGCCGGACGTAGTCTGACGGCTGACCTGATTGACTGTGCAGCCGAACCGACACAGTTTAACGGACGCTCGCTGGTGCAGATTGCGCAGGCGCTTGCTGCGCCTTTCGGCATTGAGGTGGTGAACAGCGGTGCGCCGTCGGGTGTTATTCCTGATGTTCAGCCTGATCACGGTGAAACGGTGATTGAGGTAATCAACAAAATACTCGGTCAGCAGCAGGCGCTGGCTTATGACGACCCGCACGGCAGGCTGGTGATTGGTGGTATTGGCTCAACGCGGGCACATACCGCGCTGGTACTCGGGGAAAACATCCTTTCCTGCGATACGGAGAAGAGTATCCGGGAGCGGTTTTCTGTTTACCAGGTGGCGGGGCAGCGTGCCGGAAACGACGATGATTTCGGTGAGGCCACCACCACCGCGCTGCGGGCCCGCACAGAGGACGCATTTATTGCCCGTTACCGTCCGATGTATATCAGGCAGACAGGACAGGCTACGGGGGCTGGCTGTATTGCCCGTGCGGACTTTGAAGCCCGACAACGGGCGGCGCGGACGGATGAAACCACCTATGTGGTGCAGGGCTGGCGACAGGGTAACGGTACGCTGTGGCAGCCCAACCAGCGGGTGATTGTCTTTGATCCGGTCTGTGGTTTCGACAACACCGAACTGCTTGTTTCGGAAGTCACGTTTACTCAGGACCAGAACGGCACCCTGACGGAAATCCGTGTCGGCCCACCAGATGCTTATCTGCCTGAACCCGAAGCCCCCGGCGCGCGGAAAAAGAAAAAAGCCAGAGTACAGGAGGACCCGTTCTGATGAGGACGATTGAAGCCATGCAGCGACAACTCCTCGGCCTGATTGGGCGGGCCGTGGTGAAAAGCATCAGTGCCGCCACGAAATGTCAGACCGTGGATGTGTCCCTGATTGCCGGTGAACCCAAAGCCGGGGTTGAACATCTTGAACCCTACGGTTTTACTGCAAGGGCAAACAGTGGTGCGGAAGCGGTGGTGTTGTTTCCGGATGGCGACCGTTCTCATGCGGTGGTTGTTACGGTGTCGGACCGTCGCTACCGCCTGAAAGGGCTGCAGACGGGGGAGGTGGCTGTCTATGACGATCAGGGGCAGTCCGTGACGCTGACCCGGGAGGGGATTGTGGTGGACGGTGCAGGTAAAACGATCACGTTTCGCAATGCACCTGAAGCACGTTTTGAAATGGACCTGGAAGTGACAGGACAGGTGAAAGACCTGTGCGACTCCGGCGGCACCACCATGTCAGCGATGCGGCTTGCCTATAACGGGCATCGTCACAGAGAGAACGGTCAGGGCAGTAACACCGACAAACCTGATAAATCGATGGAGGCATGATGGAACTGTGGCTGACGGTGAACGGTAAACGCACCTGCGCCAGCGCACCGCTGGATCCGCTGACCCGCGCCGTGGTGATTTCCCTGTTTACCTGGCGGCGGGCGGAGCCTGATGACAATGCCGACGTCCCGATGGGATGGTGGGGGGATACCTGGCCTGAGGTACAGAATGACCGTTACGGCTCCCGACTGTGGCTGCTTCAGCGCAGCAAACTGACCAATCAACTGGTGCAGACGGTAAGGGGGTATATCCGCGAATGCCTGCAATGGATGATTGATGACGGCGTGGTGTCCCGTATTGATCTGGATATCCGCCGCACCGGGATTAATGAACTGGGTAACAGTATCACTCTCTGGCGTCGTGACGGACCGGTAATGATTTCTTTTGATGATCTGTGGAGTGCGATAACGCATGGCGGACAGTGAATTTCAGCGCCCGACGCTGGCAGAAAATATCAGTATGCTCCGTAACGATTTATTCGCCAGGCTGGACGTCAGCGACACGCTCCGGCGCATGGATGAAGACGTGCGGGCAAAGGTGTATGCGGCGGCGCTGCATACGGTTTACGGGTACATCGATTATCTGGCAATGAACATGCTGCCTGACCTGTGCGATGAGTCCTGGCTGGCGCGACATGCTGCGATGAAACGGTGTCCGCGCAAGGGGGCCACGGCTGCCAGCGGGTATATGCGCTGGGAAGGTGTCAGCGATGGCCTGAAGGTGACCGCCGGAAGTGTTATTCAGCGCGATGACCTGGTTCAGTACACGGCAACTGCCGATGCAACCAGCACCGGTGGTGTCCTGCGCGTGCCGATCGCCTGCTCAAGTGCAGGCGCGGTCGGTAACGCTGACGACGGTACGTCATTAATCCTGGTCACGCCGGTTAATGGTCTGCCGTCTTCCGGCGAGGCAGATACCCTGACAGGTGGATTTGATACTGAAGAGCTGGAAACGTGGCGCGCCCGCGTCATTGAGCGGTATTACTGGACGCCTCAGGGCGGGGCTGACGGGGACTATGTCGTCTGGGCTAAAGAAGTGCCCGGCATTACCCGCGCATGGACATACCGACACTGGATGGGAACGGGGACTGTCGGTGTGATGATTGCCAGCAGTGACCTGATTAACCCCATTCCGGAAGAATCAACGGAAACGGCGGCAAGACAACATATCGAGCCACTGGCCCCGGTGGCAGGCTCTGATTTGTATGTATTCAGGCCGGTGGCGCACAAAGTGGATTTTCATATCCGCGTGACGCCGGACACACCGGAAATACGGGCTGCCATCACCGCGGAGTTGCGTTCATTCCTGCTGCGTGATGGTTATCCGCAGGGAGAGCTTAAGGTATCGCGTATCAGTGAAGCGATTTCCGGTGCGAACGGGGAATACAGCCATCAGTTGCTTGCTCCGGCGGACAATATCTCCATTGCAAAAAATGAACTGGCGGTTCTGGGGACGATTTCATGGACGTGACAAACGATGATTACATCCGTCTGTTGTCGGCACTGTTGCCCCCTGGTCCGGCGTGGTCAGCCAGCGATCCGGCGATTGCCGGTGCGGCACAGTCATTAACCCGTGCTCATCAGCGTGCGGATGCCCTGATGCGGGAGCTGGATCCGCGCACCACCACCGAACTGATAAACCGCTGGGAGCGTCTGTGCGGCCTGCCGGATGAATGTATTCCGGCAGGGACGCAGACCCTTCGCCAGCGTCAGCAACGGCTGGATGCGAAGGTTAACCTGGCGGGTGGCATCAATGAGGATTTTTACCTTGCGCAGCTTGCTGCCCTGGGCAGACCAGATGCCACCATCACGCGATACGACAAAAGCACGTTCACCTGCTCATCGGCCTGTACTGACGCGGTGAATGCGCCGGAATGGCGGTATTACTGGCAGGTCAATATGCCAGCTGCCACCAACACCACCTGGATGACATGTGGCGATCCCTGTGATTCCGCACTGCGTATCTGGGGGGACACCGTTGTCGAGTGCGTGCTTAACAAACTCTGCCCGTCGCATACCTACGTAATTTTTAAATATCCGGAGTAATTCATGCATCGTATAGACACGAAAACCGCGCAGAAGGATAAGTTCGGCGCGGGTAAGAACGGTTTTACCCGTGGTAACCCCCAGACCGGCACGCCTGCCACCGATCTGGATGATGACTACTTTGACATGTTGCAGGAGGAGCTTTGCAGCGTGGTGGAGGCATCCGGTGCCAGCCTGGAGAAGGGGCGGCATGACCAGTTGCTTACAGCGCTTCGTGAGCTGCTGTTAAGCCGCAAGAATCCGTTTGGCGATATCAAATCGGATGGCACGGTGAAAACGGCTCTCGAAAACCTTGGTTTGGGAGATGGCTCGGGGCGTTACAGCAAAACTGTCGTTTTTTCATCGTCGGGTTCATATACGTGGCCAGCTGACGTAAAACGAATTGACGTTATTCTGACTGCGGCGGGCGGCGGTGGCGGTGGATGTAACGCGGAGAACGCAAATCAGACATTTTCAGGGGCTGGCGGAGGAGCCGGAGGTACTGTTTTTGCCACTATTTATGCGACAGACAACGATGCCGGGCCAGGAACCTATACAGTGACAATTGGCAGCGGTGGTAGTGGTGCCAATGGGGCAGGGTCTGGAAATAATGGCGGTAATAGTTCGTTCATGACATTAACTGCGCTCGGCGGCCAGGGTGGGCAATGGGGCGGCGCTACAAATACCGCTGGCGGGCGCGGTGGCTCAGGCTCTGGCGGTTATAAAACTGAACAAGGCGGAGACGGTTCAGACGGACAGGCGGGCCAGGCGCTATTAGTAGGCAATGGGGCATCGAGCTATTGGGGTGGCGGCGGCCGCGCTGGGCAACTGAGCGGTAATCCTGGAGTTTGCTCTGGCTCCGGCGGCGGGGGTGCATACGATAATAGCTATTCACACACGTCAGGACGTGGCGGGCACGGAGCTAATGGCGTGCTGGTAATTCGGGAGTACATGTAAATGAATGATATCTATGCAGTTGTTGATAATAACGTTGTTATTAATGTCATTATCTGGGACGGAATTTCTGAATGGAAACCAGAGGCTGGTAATTTAGTTCCGTTAAACGGCGATGCTGGCATCGGTTGGTCATATTCAGACGGAGTATTTACCGCGCCACCTCCCCCAGAACGCTCTCACAACGCGTTAGTTGCGGAGGCTGAGCTGCAGAAATCAGCACTACTGACCGTAGCAAATAACACAATAGCACCGCTGCAGGATGCCGTTGATTTGGAAATGGCGACAGACGATGAACAGGCGTTACTGCTGGCGTGGAAAAAATACAGGGTACTGCTGAACCGTGTTGATACCTCAGCGGCACCCGAAATAGAGTGGCCTACGCAACCGGGGGAGCGGGCCAGTTGATATCAGGCGCAGGGTCAGCATCAACTGCTGTCACTGCGTCGATGTAGTCGAGTACCGCATTCAGCCGCGTTTTTTCATCATCAGTCAGTTTGCGGCCTACACCTCTCCGTTGACATCTTTGTTATATGGTACAACTGCGCAGAGGCCTGTCTCTCCAATTGTGCCAGTTGAATACTACGATACAACGCTAGGTCTTCCAATATGGTATAACGTCACAGCATCATCATGGCAGAGAGCAGATGGTACTAATACTTAGACTTTAAATTTATTTTCGTTTATTAATCATTGAAGTAAAACAAATTATTAGGCGAAAATGTAGCGAATTTATGTACTTATACATGTTACCCTGAAGGAGAATTCTTTTAATAAACCTTCTCCTTCAGGGGCAAATAATTATTTGACGTAAATGTGGTTTCTGTATTTGACAAAAATCACATCACACACGCTTTCAATATCTTCAGGTTGACCATAAATTTTCTTCACAATATTCAATTGTTCTTTATTCTCAAGAATAAAGAAATTATTTCCTTTGTTATACCATTCGCTATTTGTAAGCCAGTTATCTCTTTTTATTTCATTGTTATTAAAAAGTATATTTGCTATTTTTATGTCTCCATTCACACCAACAGAGTTAGTAAATGTGAAAGGGGCATATCCATAATTTGCTTTGTGCTCGTTGATTTTTTCTCTAATACATGACATCTGATTGTATCTATTATCAGTGGAGCCATTAATATTTATTGTTTTAATTCCTGATATTATACCCAAAAAAGCTATTAATAAAATAATGCTTTTTTTATTAAATTTAGATCTTGACAAAAGAATTACTGCCATAATGAAGACGGGAACAAGGTATCTTATTGTCCATATATTTCTTGGGAGGTTACTACCAATATAAGCAGATGTCATGATTAAAATAGACAATGACAAACATATATCAATAACGCTTCTGTTTTTAAAAAGATTTCTGAAAGTGAAGTAAATTAATGCAACAACACCAGCAAAGCGTATTGCTTTAGATAATAGATGCAGTGATGGTGTTATTTGCTCACCAAATATGTTTGCATTAAAAAACAATAAAGTTCCGCTTACTGCAGTATTTATATTAACTAAAATATTGTCATACTCAACAATCTTTACATCTGTTAGTCCTGGCAATGTAAAGCTTCCAAGGTTTAAAAACAAAAAACCGATCGCCTTGGAAATTAAATATGAAGAAAACAATCCAGCCATTATAATAAGGTATTTCTTTTTTCTTTCCTTGTGCAACAAAAATATTGCTGCTAATGTTAGCGGTGCAACGTATATATAGACTGAGATATTATCGCTAAAAATAGCCATAGAGGATAGTATGGTTGAAAAGTATACAAATAATATATTTTCTGTTTTAATATACTTTTCTGTAAATATTAAGCATCCAATGATAAATATGTATGTACCCATGTGAATGCACGCTGAAAGCATTGATGTAACAGCCATGTCAGCAGGGAAAACAAAGTAGAATATAATTAGCGCTAATGCTAATGATTTATTTGTAGACAGCCTGTATATCAAAAATATCACAGTAGCATACATCGCTGGTGGTATTATATATGCAAGCTCACTGCTGTAGCCAAATAATATAGAGGCGATCGCATAAAAAGATACTTCTGTAAAGTAAAAAGGAACCGTGGATAGCATCCATCCATGAAGTAAGTAATTACCTTCTGACATATCCTTACCAAGCAAAAGCACTGTTGCCGCATCTGTATTTGGTGGGAATATGTTTAAGCTGGCAAAGTGATATAGCATAAACAATGACGCAAATAATAAAATCACGAATATAAATTTAATTTGTTTTTTGAAAATCATTATTTATTACCCTTTAATATATACTTTGGACGCTGCTTAACCTCAACGTAGATACGCCCTATGTACTCACCTAGCACTCCAATCCCAATTAACTGGATGCCGCCAAGAAATAATATTGATACAAGAATTGAAGGGTATCCAGGTACATTATTACCAAAAATTAATTTATCAATTATCATCCATGAACCGTATGTAAATGATATACATGCAATAAATAACCCAATATAGGTCCACATGCGAAGCGGGAATGTTGAGAAGCTAGTGATCCCTTCCAGCGCCAAGTTCCATAGCTTCCATCCATTGAACTTTGTGCTTCCTGCAACGCGTTCTGCTCGCGCATATTCTACGACATCGGTTCGACCACCAACCCAGCTCAGCACACCCTTCATAAACAGGTTTCGTTCTGGCATGAGCTTAATATTTTCTACTACTTCGCGAGACATGAGCCGGAAGTCGCCAACATTCTCTTCTATCTGAGGGTTGCTGATTTTGTTATGAAGTTTATAGAACCACTCAGCAGATTTACGCTTCAGCCTGCTGTCAGTGGAGCGGTCAGAGCGTTTAGCCAGAACCATATCTGCACCGGCCTGCCATTTCTCTATCAAGTGAGGAATAACTTCGATAGGGTCTTGCAGATCAACGTCAATCGGGATAATTGCCTCCCCGGTAGCATGGTCCAGACCTGCGAACAGGGCGGGTTCTTTGCCGAAGTTACGTGTGAACGACAGCGAAACCACAAGCGGGTCGGCAACAGCGAGCTCGTTGATAATTGATTCTGTAGCGTCTTTGCTGCCATCGTTTATGAAGACTATCTCGACTTCATGCTGCTGAAGCCCTTCAAATTCGCGCACAGTTTTATAAAAAATAGGTATCGTGGCCTCTTCGTTAAAGACCGGAACGACTAAAGAAATTTTCATTTCGCATCCCTAAAGACAATGAACTTTGAATAGACGAAACCGCACACCAGGCTGATGGCGGAAAAGGTGACAAGAGTTATCATCGGGGGAAGTGCGCATCTATCAGCAGCCCATCCAACAGTAGCACTGAGTGTTCCCATGAACCCGACATATAACATGTAGCGCATCGTTGTAGTTGATGCTTTGAATGTGAATTTTGCATTCGCGAAGAAGCTAAAACTCACAGCCACAACGAAACCTGCGAAGTTTGCCAGAGCCTGATTGGTATGCGCGGCATAGATACATACACCAAAAACCACCCAGTGTATAAGTGTGTTCAGCACACCAATCGAGGTGTACCTTGCAAATATATTTAACATTTATTTAATCAATGAGTTCTGAAAGGTATGAAGTCTATCATCCAAGTCTCAATCGATCGATACTTGCGGTAGTTGATGAGGAAAACTCTGGTACACAAAGCTTTGCACTGGACTGCAAGGTGTTGTGCTTCTCTGGAGTGCGATATGTTTGATGACAAAAAATTAGCGCAAGAGGACAAAAAATCACCTTGCGCTAATGCTCTGTCTCAGGTCACTAATACCATCTAAGTAGTTGATTCATAGTGACTGGATATGTTGTGTTTTGTAGTATCATGCAGTCTATTTTTTAGACTAAATGTATTTTAACACATTGATATTATTGGCTTTTGCTGTTTCGCGTTCAGCTTTTTTATACTAACTTGAGCGAAACGGGAAGGTAAAAAGACAAAAAGTTGTTTTTAATACCTTTAAGTGATACCAGATGGCATAGCGCCATCTGGCAGAGTGATTAACTAAACATCGCAGTAATCGAGGCGCTTGCCAGAGAATGGAAATGGACGTTAAACCCGACCATCGCGCCGCTGGCACCTTCATCGACATCAATACGTTCTACATCCAGCGCGTGAACGGTAAAAATGTAGCGATGGGTTTCGCCTTTCGGCGGCGCTGCACCATCGTACCCGGTTTTACCAAAGTCGGTACGCGTCTGCAAAACGCCGTCTGGCATTGCTACCAGACCAGAGCCAAACCCTTGCGGTAATACGCGGGTATCAGCGGGTAAATTAACAACTACCCAGTGCCACCAGCCGGAGCCGGTTGGCGCATCCGGGTCGTAGCAGGTGACAACAAAACTTTTCGTTCCCGCAGGAACATCATCCCACGCCAGATGCGGTGAAACATTATCGCCATCGTAACCCATGCCGTTAAAGACATGACGATGTGGCAACTTATCGCCATCGCGCAGATCATTACTGATGAGTTTCAT